CTTGAATATCAAAGTTAGGAGAGTTGTATATGTTTAATGTTGCCTTTGTTGCTATAATAGGCACATAAGAATCACCATCTGCATTAATGGTTTCTATTGTTATTGGGCTTGTAGTTCCATATAATGGATATTTATCTCCTGTATATCCATCTAAATATATTCTAATTCTATACGCATCTACTACACCATTAGGTGGTTGGTATATGTCGTTAAATATTAACTCGTATTTAGGTGTTGTAAATGCCATATTAGAATGATAGGTTATTGTTTCTTTGAGCCTTATTCATCAAAATTAGTAAATCATTTCCGCTTATTCTAGCTTCAAGTGTACCGCCACCACTACCGCCTATTAAGTTTTTAAGCTTATCTAATGGAGCAACTATTTCAGGGTTGCTTCTAGCACCAGGATATTCTCCTACAAGCCTAAATGATGGCCCACCAAATATACCACCATTAGCAGTTTTTTTAGCCTCAGGAAGCTTAGGAGCCTCAGTAGAATTTGATCCAAATAAATCCTTACCTAATCCCATTCCCTGTCCAAATAATCCACCAAATAATTTAGCTCCTCCACCTATTTCTGCTAATTTAGTTGGGAATAAAATAGATATTAATAATACTGCTACTGCTGCCGCTATTGTTACTTTTATTAATTGTTTTAATAAATCATCAAAAGCCTTTTTAAGAACCTCTCCAATACTAGCACCTTTGCTTAAAAGCATATCTAATGACGGCCCAAGTGCAGACATTATTCCAATGCCTAATTGCATTAAGAAGTCAAAGGATTCCTTTATTAATGCGTTTTCTTTTTGTATTTTAGCTTTTGTTATTTCAGATGATTTTTTTGCATAATCAGCATCACCTACTAATCTAAACCCATACATTAAATCATATGCTAATTGCTCTTCTTTTAGTATAGCTAATTGGGCTTTTAAATCTCCAGTAGCCAAATTTAATTTATTCTGATAATACTCGTTAGCGTCATTTAATTGTTGCTCATATACTCTTTTAGCACTTTTTAATATATCATTATTTATTTTTTCATCATCTTTTGCAAATTGTTTATTAATAGCTAAAATGGCATGAGCTATATCTAGTCTATTATTAGCTTGTATTTCTAATTCCTTTTCCTCTATTGCAGTTCTTTTTTTAGCATTTAATTCTAATATAGTATTTAACTTTTCTTCAAATAAATTATTATTAGTTAGCCTATCTGCTTCATATCTATCGTGTATGTCTTTTTTATTTTGTAAATATGTTCCATCTTCTTTGGCTCTAGCTACCGCTAATTTTTCTTCTTCATTTATTATAAGAAGCCCATAGGTTCTAAATAAATAAATATCGTCTTTGTAAGCTTGTTGTTTTGCTTTTAATGAATCTAATAAATAAGTATTTTTAACTTTTTTACCTGTTTCCCCATCTTCAGTATAGCCATTTAATTTTTCTATAGCTGTAATATTATCATCAATAATATTTTTAAATATTTTTGTTTCGTCATTTAATGATTTTTGTTCTTCTTCTAGCCCTATTAAATTTTGTTTGCCTCTGTCAAGTGACTCATAAGCACGAACCATCATTAATGGCCCTTTTGGAAGGTCATCAAGCATTTTCACAAACCTTTGCGTAAAGGTCATTTGATCTAAAGTAAGACTTTTGACCTCTTTAAATAAATTTGCCTCTCTCTCTTTTTGAGTAGCTAAGGCTTTATTTTTCTTTACAGTTAAATCATTTTGCTTAATAGCAAGTTCCTCTAATGTTTTTTCAGCAGCTTTTACTTGAGCATACTCCCATATGGTTTTTGTTAAATCTTGATAAGATTTATCTGCCTTCCCTAGTGCTATATCTTCATCTGAATATAAGCCTAGTAATCCTGGGTATTCTTTTTTTAATGCCTGTGCTGCTATTAGCCTTTCGTCCATTGATACATTAGCATCTGTAGTAACCCTGTATAAAGATTCTAATTGTATAGTTTCATTAGAATATGCAGTAGCTGCTTCTTTGGAAAAATCGGTTGCTAATTTTACTGTATTACCAAACTTAATCATTCCATTATCCCAAGCAGTAAAAAAGGCAATAAGTGCAGAACCAGCTAAATAAATAGGCCCTGTCAATCCTGCGAATCCACCCATAAGAGCAGGTAGGTTATTTTGAATACCTCTAAATCCGTAAGGCAAATCTTGTAATACTAATGCAAGGTTTGTCCATTGCATATTAGATTTTTTAATTTGATTACCTGCGGCAGCAGCACTATTACCTGCTTTAGTTTGAGCAATAGCTAATTGATTATAACTTGCAGCAAGAGCATCTGCACTAGCTTTTGTAGGCTTTATGGCAAGACCTACACTTTCCATGTATTTAGTAAAAGCTTTTGTTGATGCAGGAACATTACCTAGATCAAAGTCAAAGACTACCTTAACTATTTGATTATCTGCCATTATTTTATCGGTTTAACGATTTTGTATTTATTTAAAACTTGTTTAAGCTCTTCTTCTGTCATCACTCTTTGCTTCACAAAGTTACGAGTATCGCAGTCTAATTCAATAAGCTCTTGTGGTTTAACCTTCTTACCCTTAGGTAGCTGAATATTAATTAGTAGTGTTGTTTGCCATCTAGTTCTAATCCACTTTTGCTCTTCCTCATGTCTATACCCATACCATATAAAGTCTAATTCAGCCATGGTCATCTCCCAAAACAAATGGGGAAGCACTTTGCACTCCCCCATTGTATATCTTTCTATGTCAATCCACTCTAATTTTTTTTTACTCCATCCTTTTTAGTTGACTTTGTTGGCTTATCTTCTATACCGCTATTCATACTTTGCGAAAGTGCTGACATTATTTCTTGGAACTTTTTACCTCCCATTCCACCAATATCATCTATCCAATCACACACTTCCATTTCAGTAAAGGTTGGAGTGATTCCTTGAGAATATAATGGATATTCAGCAGCCGATTTCAGTAAGTTAACAATAGCATCAAGTGTATCTTTACCACTTAAAGCTTCTCCTATGTCAGAAGGCCCTATCCCTTGTAATTGACAGAATCTTTTAAGACTCCAAGTACAAAAACGCATCGGTATCTTCTTTCCATCGGAAAGAGTTAATTCAAATTGTCCTCTCATATGTTTGGTTTTTTTGGTTTGTTTTTACTATGCGTTGGTAGCGATAGTTAATGGCCCTGTTCCTTTGAAAGAAACTGAGTAAGTAACTGGATTCTCCATATCAGCAGTCATATCTACACTCTCAATAAATGCTGAACCTGAATAAATCACATCACCTGTTACTGGAGTTACACCACCAACTGTTGAGTTATCTACTGTAGTAAACTTAACTGTAACCGCAGTTCTAGCGATTGCTAAAGCATTCAATTCAGCAGTAGTTACATAAGTAGCAACTGTTCCTGGAACTACTGTAGCTAAACCATCAGTTGTTAAAGACCAAGACCTTTGCCCACCAATTTCATCAGCCCATCCTAAGCTTTGTTTTGTAGATGCGTCTGGAGCATCGATAGCCAAACTTAAAGAACATGAAGTAGCGAAACCTATTACTTCAGTTCCAATTAGAACTACTAATGAAGTTCCGTTAAATACACTTGTTGTTGCCATTTTATTTTATTTTTCTTTTATGTTAATTGATTCACGAAATGTTCCATTGTTATTACCCTTCTAAACACATAAGCCTCATCCACATAGTCAAAGGTAGCAATATTACTACTAATCTTAGAAGTCACTATTTTAAAGTCAGGTGCAGTACTAGGGTAGCTTGGTGGTCTAACACCTACTATTTCTAATAACTCATTTGCATAAGTATCAACAGTTTTCTGTCCTACTTCCCCTGCTTTAAAAGTCCTATATACTATGTCAAATTGGATAGTAACATCAAAGCCGAAACTCTGCTTATTACTATTGTCCACTTGTGTCTGACTACTGATAATCAAAAAAGGTGGTTCTACTGTGTCAGGTGCTATGGTATCATAAGCAGCTAATGAGTAGGAAGCCGAGATAAGCTTATCGTAATAAGCCTTCCTTAATGTATATCCGCAATCCTTCATTTTGGTACAAATTTAATGAAATATATTTATATCTTAATAGACTTCAATTTTTTAATCATAGATGTAAAGACTTCGCTATAAGAACTAAACATATATGGTCTATGAGGAACTCCTAGTAAGGCTCTTTTTCTTCTTTTAAAAGTAGCAGCATATTCTTCTAAATCACCCATATTTACATTTGGATAAACAGGTATCTGAAAACTATCCCCTGTTCCAAATTCTACATAAGCAGCATATTT